AACATCAAACGAAGGAGTGATCAAACGATGAATCTGAAAGAAGCTTTCCGTTTCCAGAACAAACTGCAGTCCATGATGGACGAAGCAAAGAGCATCCTCAGCAGAGAGCAGAACATCACTAAGGTACAGAATACCTATCTTCGCAAGAAAGTGATGGCTGAGGCTGAGGACGAAACTACCATGGAGGCAGCCTCTACCGAATATAGCGAACAGATCACCAGCCTTGCTGAGTTCCTGCTGTTCCTGCTTGCCCAGCGTGAGCGGCTGGGCGCAGCTATTAACAAAGCCAAGTCCGGTCTCGAGCTGAACGCTGGCTTTGACGGGGAAGTTGGCCTCAACAGCAATCGCCAGGAGATTGCAGGCCTGCTCCGTCGCATGGCAGGCCTGCGCAGCTCCGAAGTGCTGATTTCCAACGGTGGCACTGGCTATCGCTTCAACAACGAAGGCAACCAGGTGTCCTATCGTTGCGACGTCAAGCGTGTAACCACCATCAACTTCGACCGTAATAAGGTCCGTAGCATGTGCGCAGACCTGAGCAAGAAGGCCGATGAGGTCTCCGCGGCTCTGGATACTGCACTGGTGAACACCACGGTTGAATATGAGGTTCCGTTCGATGTGAACGATACCTTTGCTGAAGCGTTTGAGCGCTTCGCTGGGGAAAAGGCCGAAACCTAATCCTCAACTTCGGGGGCATTTCAGACTTTGAAGATGCGACGGAATAAGAGAAAGTGGCGACCGGTTCAGATGCAGACGAACTATAGTGCTGCATATTTAAAACAAGCTATTGAAGAAAAGACAATCAGTCTCGAAAACTGACTTGAATACTGGAGGATCACTCTCCGTTTCATCAAGCGTTCTTCGCTGTTTCATTCTTCATGCTTCGCCATCTCGTTATTTCGCAACTCGTACTTACATCTCCAAAGTAAAGATTTCTGTTCCGACAAGGAGCAACTGAAGATCCAAAGATCTACATTATGCCTTAGAGCGTTAATACCGCAAACACCTCTCCGGAGCCTGCCTCGCAGACAAAGAGCGGTGAATGCAAAAATGGTTCAAGCGATCTTGGACTTCCGTCGTATCTTCAAAGGCTGAGAGTAAGTCCCCCAGAAAAGCGGAGAGCAGCAGGCTGCCTTGGCCTGCTGCTCGAATGCTACGATATTCAATTTGGGTCTTGATTGAACCAGGATTTCCTCCATGGGTACATCAAGCAAGGCTCCAAGAGCGTACAGGTTGTCAACGGTTGGAAGGCTTTGTCCCCTCTGCCACTTATAAATGGCCTGGGGCTCTTCAAAGCCGAAGTAGGATTGCAGGTCCCGCACAGTCAATCCGCGTTCTTTGCGCAGACGCATGATGTTAGCGCCGGTCGCAATAGGATCGATTGCGGGAAAAGGCTTATTGATCATGAAGACCGCCTCCTTAGTGTGATTTCCCAGATGGGAGTACTTCAGAATAAGCGATTGTTGAAGAAAAAGCAAGCCTTAAAACCGCTTTGTAATCTAAATGTTAAATTGTCGAGGTACAAATGGAACGAGATTTACATCTAAATTATTTCTCACTTCGAAAGTTTTCACTCCTGTACGCCTACTATGCAATCATCGACGCACCAGAGTATTTGGCAGACGCACTCTTTGTCCAAAACAAAGTGAGAGTGAGTTTCGGCCCAGAGTATTCTAGTCCGGACTATCCATACCTTGTGATCTTCTGTAAGTGCAGAAAGAAAGACCAAGAGGCCTTCGAAGCAGCTATGGACGCGTTGCCCAACAAAATGCTCCTGTGCGGCTACCCCGGCTATGTGAAGTTCTGTGAGAGCTTCATGGAAAAAATCAGAAAGAGAGGTGCCGGTTCTGATGAAGCAGTTTGTTCCTCTGTATAAACAGAGCAAGAAAGCACAAAAAGAATATCATGCCAAACAGCGTGGATCCTGGAATGGGCTTTCCCCTGTAACCAGAACCGTGCCGAATGGTAAAGCCTATGACAGAAATCGAATTAAACGAGCAGATCGTGGCATTGCTGACTGAGCAGCCGAATCAGCGCAAACCCCATCAGCAATGGAATGCCTATAAGATCGACAGAGCGGTTCGAAAAGATGATCAGCTGTTGCGGATCATTACTCGGCATTACGTTCCTCACGCAGGTTATGTGGACTGGGGCTTCGACGGAAGCACACTCCTCCACTCTGGCAAATACATCAAATACCCAAAAAACAGTAATTGTCAGCGCTGGATGAAGCGACTGACTTCGAAGAAAGCACGTCGGTATCCCGAGCTTACACGCAAAGGGAATCAATACCGGCGGCTTTTTGATTATTGGTGGACGCTGTATTGATGTAACACAAATTTAACCACAAGTTGAATGACAACGGCGAAAAAGTGTGGTATAGTACAGTCAGAAACCAAGAACAACTACTTTGCAGAAAGGAACAGCATCATGAAGAACATGACTTCCGCTATCTTCTATATGAGCGAATGGCAGGCTATCTTCCAGTGTGAGGAATATAGCTTTAGCGAAGCACGCCCATTTCAAGATAAGCAGAAGAGCATAGTCGGATTGATGACTTGATTGCCAGACGATAATAGGCTATCCATACATCATCCTATCTGAATTATTCGAAGCCGCTTGTCTTGAGTTGAGGACAAGCGGTTTTTTCACGCCCAATCGGGCTGAGCAAATAATTCGGAAGGAGGTGCAAAATGGACATCCCAACTATCAACCTGGCGCTGACCGGTGCCAACATTACAAATCTCAGAAAAGCAGCTGGCCTTACGGTCACCGATCTGCAAAAGGCATTCGGGTTCAACTCCCCGCAGGCCATCTACAAATGGCAGAACGGCACAGCGCTACCTACAGTAGATAACCTGCTTGCTCTTGCAACTCTGTTGCATGTACGCATAGATGACATACTCATCACCAACAAAACCATCGCCTAAAGCAGGGAGGCAACTCCCTGCATATAAGGTCCGCTCGTCTAAAAGGTTAGGACACAGCCCTTTCACGGCTGCAATGACCGGTTCGAGTCCGGCGCGGATCTCCATAATACTGGGATATCGCCAAGCGGCTAAGGCACCGGCCTTTGACGCCGGCACCGTTGGTTCAAATCCAACTATCCCAGCCAATGATACGGTACTCAAGTGGTTTAAGAGGACAGCCTGCAAAGCTGTTATTTCGCCGGTTCGAATCCGGCCCGTATCTCCATCTGGTGCCATCGTCTAATTGGTTAGGACGCCAGCCTCTCAAGCTGGAAATTGCGGGTTCGAGCCCCGCTGGCATCACCATACGGGGGTATAGCTCAACTGGTAGAGCAGTGGTCTCCAAAACCACCGGCTGAGTGTTCGAGTCGCTCTGCCCCTGCCAAACATTGGGGTGTGGCCAAGTGGTAAGGCACCGGTCTCTGACACCGGCATTCGTTGGTTCGAATCCAACCATCCCAGCCACATATGGAGAGTGAACCCAGGAGGCCTGGGGACCGCCCGCTAAGCGGATCGTACCGCAATGGTATCAGATTCGAGTTCTGCGCTCTCCGCCATATGGAACCGTAGCTCAGTAGGTAGAGCACCTGATTGAAGCTCAGGGTGTCATTGGTTCAATTCCAGTCGGTTCCACCAATATGGGTCAGTCGCCTAGTGGCAATGGCAGCGCACTGTAAATGCGCCGGTTAATCCTGCGTTGGTTCGAGTCCAACCTGGCCCACCATATGCAGAAGTCCTGTTGCGCACAACAGGGCTTCTACTATTTTTTTCTATTTTTCAAGGCGAGAGAACCTTAGTGAGTTCTGCTCCAGCTTATCTGTAAAGGGAAGACAGCCACGAGCAATAGGGCGACACTGAGTATCTTTCGTTGGGTGAATACCAAAGGGCAACTTAAACCCCTTGGGAAAGACCCATAAGTGATAGCAGTCCATGATATCTACCAGTGCTTTCTCGGTAGGAAAGACTTCAATCGCAAGACGGTCTTCACCAAATAGTTCGTTTTTAATGGCCTGCTTAATAGACCATGGAATGTCTCGCTCACCAGAGAAGGACAATTCGGTTTCGACATCCATCTTGGTAATCACAGCATGTTCAACTTTCCCCCAGTCCGTCTGGATGAGGCGACTAGTTACTTGGTAGCCATCGTCGCTGTACCAACAGCGATCCATCTGTGGCATCCAGATCCCGTGGTATACACCACACTGATCATGAAGGAACTTAGGCGCTACGACATCAAACCATTCCCTACTCATAGAAATGTCCTGTCCTTTCCTCGTCGGGCTCCATATCGAAATCGTGCTCTTCGGCTTCCTCGGCCTCTTCATAGCTGAACGGCTCTTCACCGTAGGTCTCAGTGAGTTCCGTAAACAGATCCGAGTCCTTCGTGTATAGCTTGTTTATGTAGAGCTTTCCAGCGGGACTCTTTTTCTTGCCGTTGTACTCGATAACCATAGCCTCTGCATAGCCCATGGAGCCAGGGCGTCGTTCTTTCGCGGTGCGGGTGAGTTGCTTCACTGACACGTTGCCTACCTTCTCTTTGAACACTTCATCATTCAAGGCGTCGCCATATACCACGACAAGCTTTGTGACGGCATTGAATATGTTAGCGGAAAAGGAGTTTATATCGCCCTCCCAAGTGCTGATAATCAGTCTGAGAACTCGGTTAAGTGTATGGTAACCGTACTTCGTATAGATACTTTCCAAGGTGGAGATAGCGCAAATAATACCAGGCCCTTTCTTGGTGCCGATTGTTAGGCCATAGGACTCAATCAGATCTCGAATGATGAGCTGATCATCACTGCCAGCCTCGAGGTTTGCCTTAAAGACCTCAATGGGTTGCAGCGACTTAACGAACTTCATCTGATTTGCGAATATATTTGCCTCGTGCTCATAGTTGAGATCATCATAAATCATGCACCATACAGGCGTATCTCGAGAGCCAGATGCATGGGCAACGATTTCAATGGTGTGCTGGCCGTTGAATACGTAGTTGATACCATCTCTACGGCTCACTTTGACAGGGTTAATCTGATAAAGATCAAAGTTGGCAACAGCTCGAGCTATATGCGTTTGAGACAGATTTCTCTGGTAGTCCTGGTTGGATACCAAGTTCTTTATCGGGATTTGTTCAAAGTAGACATTCGGAACAAATAAGCTGTAGTCCTTCATTTAGTCCTCCTTGATGGCAGAGAGCATCTCATCGATTCTGGTCTGCAAGTCGAACAACGCGGCTATCAGCTTATCCTTGGCAGAGCCAGAGACAATGCTCAAATTTGTTTTTGTCCGCATCCGGTCAATGGAACTTGCCCATGATGGGATTGTTAAAGTAAGACCAGTGATTTCCGCATCGGGATCAAACGCAGGCATATCTTTCACGGAAGGTACAGCAACAGCTTCGCCTGTTGTATTCTCGGTGGTTGTCTGGATCTCTCGCCTGGTCTGGCTGTACTGGATATACGGCTGTTGGGTTTGCTCAATTCTCCGAGCCATTTTTTTGAGTTTGTCCTCATCCAGTTTTGAAAGCTCAACGAGATTTTTGTGGGATATCTTATATCTGCCAGACAGAATCTTGGGAACTAGTGTAGGGACTTTCTTTCCAACCTCTTCGAGCGCTCTGGTATATTCGGCATACTTCTGCACGGTACCTTGGGATATGTGGTTCTCTTGCGCAATGCGAACTGCAGTGCGGTGGGCCTTTGTCTTGGGGCTTTCCTGGGGGATGAGGTCTTCGTCAGGGTTTGAGTATTGGTTGATGCCCTTTGCGTTCTTAAGCCGGTTTACGATCTTCTCAGATTCATATTGCATACCGATAAGAAACTTGCGGGTTTCTTCGGTAATGTTTCGTCTCCCAAGCTGGTTAGCACAGATCCAGGCAATCACTTCTTCTCTACACTCAAATGACATCTCACACACTGCAAAGGGAATAGAGTGCCGTTGGCAAATCTCGTATCTGTTATGGCCGTCAATGATAAATCCCTTCCATGTAGTGATAGGATCCCGGCAGCCATCGCTCATAATGTTTGCTTCCAACTGCAAATACTCTGCACGGTGTAGGGGGCGAATGAGATTGCGAAACTCCCTGTCGATTTTCAGTGTCTGACAACTCTTTTCTTCCATACGCAGCACCTCGCTTATAAATCGATACGGCGCAGTGTTCGCAGATAGAAAACAGCCATTTTCTTAGAGGGGATAACGTCGCCATCCATGCGAAACAGTCCGCTCGTACCAATGGACGGATCGAGCTCTGATAGTTTCAGCAAAAAAGACCGGCTATATATTTCGTATGAATTATCTGAGCGAAGCTTCTGCTCCGTTACTTTGTGTATTGGTTCTCCAGAAAGTGGCACATCGACACATCGTATTGCAACAGCTCTGCTCTCAGGATTCACCAGCAGCTGAATGTATTTAGGATCTCCAAGCTTATGGAGCATCGCTTTGTGAACGCGAATCCGATTTTTCTTTAAGTCTATCGATATTGTCGCTTGCTCTTTCACTGATAAGTACCTCCACCTGAAGCCACAGGAGGCGTGATCGCATTCTGGTCAGTTGCCTCCGATGAGTCACTGCTATCGTCAGCCTTGTTCTCCCTCAGCGCATAGATGGCATAGCCATCAAAGATGTTGACCTGCATGGATTGGCGATGCTCGTTGTAAGGCAGGCCGAACTGGTTTTGCCAGCTGGCAGGGAAAGTAGGAGTTCTTGATGTCTTGGGTTTAGCTCCCTCGGGGAATGTACGCTGATACACCTCTGTGGCGGTTAAATCGAAGGCAAGCAGGTACTCTCCATTTGCGTGAATCAGTTTGCCCAGCAATTTATAGCGATAGTCTGGATTCCAGTCCATCATCGTTACAACTTTTGCAAAAAACAACTTGCACGTTGTCTGCTTTGGTTTGCGCTTGCCCTTGGAAACGCTGCACCAAGCGAAGGAGTCTCGAACTCCTTCCTCACATGGTCGCAGTGCCATAATCCGTGTTTCCTGGTTGATAAGGACTTGGACGTAGTCCGTCTCAGGGAACTTGGCAAGGCATGCTGAATTCACGTAGAACTTGCAATTATTAAAAGAGACTGCCGGTTCAAACATGTGGGCAAAAAACTCTCGGCGTACTACTTGGAAGCCATCGAAGTCGAAGGAGTTGCCAAGGTCAATGACCTCTTCGTTTTCCATGTGGCCGGCAGCACCAGCGGTCTCGTCCATCTGCTCTACTGGTTCATCAACCACCTTGAGCAGATCAGATAGGATTTGCTGGTTTCCAGTTTCATTCATTCGTTGTCTCCTCCTTTGCTATGGTGCTGAGAGATTGTTTGATATAAGTGCGGAGCTCATCGAAACCAGTCACGTTTAGCTTCTTTCCGGTTTCAAAGAGCTGACCTTCCAAACGTAGTTTCCAGTCTTGTTCGCTCTGTGCTTCAAGAGCGGAAATGTCTTGCTCGTGCTGATAGAACTGCCTGCCGAAACTGGTAGTCCATTCTTCGGGGATGGCACGGATATGCTTCCCACTCGGCATAAGCGGTTGGATTTCTCTGCTCCCGTCCTCGGCAGTTGTTTGCTTAGGGAGTATGTACGATTTGAAGAACGCCTCTGAGTTTTTAACTTCGAAGATGTAGGCGACTTCACCATCCTGTTCATACAAGGAGCCGATAATGCGATACTTGTGGTTTAGGTTCCAATCGAAAAGATTGAAGAGCGTCTCGATGAAGGCAGAAGAAGAAATCTCCCTTGGATAGAAGACGCCACCCTCGGACTTGGAGATCACAACAGCATTTCGGTTTTTATTGTCCGTGGGACGAACAGCAAATCGTCGCTCGATTGGATTGACCAGAAGCTCCACGCGGTTCTTCTCGCCGAACTTCCTAACACAAGCCGTGCTGAACTTAATCCTGCGATCCCCGAAAGTAACAACAGGTCGCCGGTAAGAGTCGAAGAACTCGGAGCGGGTAATCTCAAACCCACGAAGGTCAAAATCGCCAGCCTCTACCTCTATCTGGAGCGGAGCGGCCTCCTTGATAACTGGCGCGTCGGGAGTGCTTTCAGATGCATATACACTCTTTGCCGCCATGTAATAGTCCTTCTCCTTAAAACCTGCCCATCGAGGGTTTATAGAGACAAAACCTTTCAACATACCGCTATCAATCACACGCAGCTCAGGCAAGAGTGATTTGTTGCCGTATTTGGCATTGTCGAGCATCCGCTGGACAGCATTAAAATCATCACGAGATACGATCGCCTCATGATGATTGAAGTACCGGCTTTGAGGACGCTGTCCTCGGTTTTTCTTTGAAAGGTGGTCTCTGTAGTTCGGTGTGTAGGTTTTACGTGTTAATACATCCCCGCAGTGTCGTTCGTTTCTCAGGATCTGAACAATGCTGTTTGATGTCCACTTGATATTTCCCAAATACGACTTTCTCCCCAGAGCAATGAATGCATCTGCAATCTGCTGTGTAGAGTAGCCGTAAAGGTACATATAGAAAGCCAACTTGACAGTCGGAGCCTCTTCGTGATTGATGACGAGGTTGCCATCGCTGTCGTGGAGGTAGCCCAACAACTTTGGAGTGAGGGGGATACCATTGTCCAATCTCATCCGCAAAGAGCTCTCCATGCTACGGCTGCGAGTATGCGACTCCTCCTCTGCCATGGTTGCCTGGAACGACAACGCCATCTGTGAGTCCTCATTCAGTGAGAAGATACACTCAGACTCAAAGAACACGCCGACCGGTGGCTTCAGCTCAGCCAGGTCACGGACGATGCCGATACAAAGCACCACGTTTCGAGCAAAGCGGGAAACGCTTTTGGTGATGATCATGTCAATCTTACCGGCCTTGCAATCCGCGATCATCTGATTGAACTCATCACGCTTTTTCAAGGAAGTGCCACTTATTCCCTCGTCAGCATAGATCTTCACCAACTCCCAGTTGGGGTGATGCACAACGAAATCCTCGTAGTACTTCTTCTGCAACTCGAAAGAGTTGGTTTGGCTGACACTGTCTGTAGAGACTCGAGCATAGACAGCAACGCGCTGATGAACGTCGTTGTCGTAATAGTCCAGTTGCTTCTTAGCTGGGTAATATTCGTAGTTGTCTTCATCAATGGTCACTTGAACGCGACGCCGGACTCGGTCTTTATCCCGCTCTCGCTGTTCCCGTCTATCGTTATCAATCATGCAGTATCCCCTTGGGTGAATCATCAGATAATACCTGCCAGTCGGGACTTGGTAGGAAGAAGGTATCTCGCATATCCTCCACGTAGTAGGAGGCCAGCGTGAAGATATCCTCGGAAATGAAGTAAATCCCGATTGGCGGCTTTTGCTGCGCCAGAAGTCTAGCGCAAATGGTGACTTCGTGGCTCTTCTTTGAAACGTTAGAAACCTTCTGGGTGATGATCAGGTCGACTTTTCCTTCCATACAATCATCAAGAAGCCTGCACCACTCTGGCGCTGACTCCATGTTGGGAGGAGATCCGCCCTCGTCGATATAGAAGTCAACAAGCTCCCACTTCGGACAGAGTCGTATCGTCTCGGAAAACTGCTTGATGTGGTAATCGAGGTAGTTCTCATGCCTGGTCTGATTGAAGTAGCGAATATACACTCCAACTTTGTAGGGATGACCGGTATTGGGGCGCTCATGACGAATACGCTGAAGCCAGTTCTTGTGTTCTGCAATTTTTCGTCCTTGGTCAGAGTCCTCCGTAAAGATGAGAGAGAATTGAGGAGCCTCTGCAATGGCATTCATTCTGTTGTAGATTTCGAGATCTTCCATTCTCTTTCAACCTCCTGCGCCCCAATGGTTTTCTGTCTGCTGGAAGTCTATTGACAGGGACTCCCACGCTCAACTTTTGTCGTAAATTATACTGGCCACTCCCCTGAAAGTCGATTAACCAGCGGTCATGCACTTGACCGCTGGTTAATAAAAGAGAAAAAAACAGACCGAAATCTCAAAAAATTTCGGTCTGTCAAATATCATCTTCAGTTTTTTTCTGGTGTAAAGAAAGTTTTAATTCCTTCACGATCCGGAGTATTGTCTCCATCTCTGCAGGGGTGCAGCCATCGAGAATCTCGGCGAACTCGCCCTTGTAAATCTCTGTCACTTGCGGAATGTTGGAGCGAAGCAATACATCGGCAGAGACTTCCAATGCCTCGGTCAAACGGATGAAGGTCGACAGATGCATGCCCTTCTTGCCGAGCTCAATGTCGCTGATGTGGGGCAAGGAGATGTTGCTCTTCGTCGCAAGATCCTGTTGGCTCATACGTTTCTGGAGTCGGATCTCACGGACCCGGTCACCAACCTGTTTGAAATATACACTCATATCAGCCATGAAATCCACCTCCTTTTCGCTGAACAGCTATAATTTTAGAGAATTATATCAACGAACAGCGAAATTAGATATAATAGAATAGCTATATTATCGTTGTTCTGGTATTGTTCCTTTGCAAAAAATTTTTGGAGGTACAATACCATGACACTCAACAAAAAAGCCCTTGGCAACAAAATCAAGTTCATCCGCAAGAAGAAAGGAATCACTCAACAAACCTTGGCAGAATGGACAGACTGCACGCCAACCCACATCAGCTACTGCGAAACCGGTCGGAAGAACATGAGCCTGGAAACACTCGTCCGGATTGCCAACGCACTGAATGTCTCAACCGACGAACTGCTGATGGACAGCCTTGAAAATACCATCAAGGTTTCTAACCATGAGTTCGCATCAATTCTTTCCGATTGTAGCGAGTATGAGAAACACATCCTATTCGATATCATGCAGGCGACCAAAGCATCTATGCGCCGCCACGCTGGGGCAGTCCGTACCAGGCCAAGGTAATTATAGAGGCACTGGTGTGGTGAATCCATCGACCAGCAGACAGCAATCTAACCAGTGGTTATTGCCTGCGGTTTGACGGAGCTGCCCCGTTACTACATTTTCGCAAAACACTACTACATTTTCGGAAATCATGAGATTTCCAAGCTCACCACTGCTATAATGTTCAGCAAAAAGATGAAGGGAGTTTTTTGGGACTCTGATTCTAAGATAATGCTCCTAGTAAAACTATACCCAGGAAGGAGGCTGTCGTAGATGATTTATTACACTGGAGACATCCACGGTTCTAAAGCCGAGATCACAAGCTTTTGTAAGCGCATGGAATTAACCGAGGAAGATATTATTATCATCCTCGGCGACGTTGGAGCCAACTATTATGGCACTGATCGTGACTGTGGCCTCAAGGGTGCTTTCCGCAAGTTAAAACCAACTATCTTCTGTATTCATGGTAACCATGAGATGCGACCTTCAACCATTCCTACTTATAAAACAAAGGAATGGCATGGTGGTGTCGTTTGGTATGAAGAGCGCTATCCCAATCTGCTTTTCGCCAAAGATGGAGAGATATACGATTTCGAAGGACTTAAGCACCTGGTCATCGGTGGAGCATACAGTGTGGACAAGTATTATCGACTGCTTCGTGGCTACAACTGGTGGCCAGATGAACAGCCGTCTAAGGAAATCAAAGCGTATGTCGAAAAGCAAATTGCAGAGAAAGAAATCGACATCGTTCTTTCTCACACTTGTCCGTTCAAATATGAGCCCACGGAAATGTTTATTCAGGGTATAGACCAGAGCAGCGTCGATGACAGCACAGAACATTGGCTGGACAGAATTGAAGAGGCCATTAAATACAAGGCGTGGTTCTGTGGGCATTGGCACGTGAACAAGCGCATCGACAAGATGCACTTCCTATTCCACAGTGTTGAGTCCATAGAGCAGTTTATGGAGAATGTAAACGATGAAAACTGAAAAGTATTACCGTTTGGAGTTGGATGACTATGCAACGCCAGGTTTCGTCAGCGGGGGTAAATACTACTTCACTACCGCAGAGGGTTTCAAGGTGTGGCTGACAGCTCTTGAGCGAGATGAGCAAATGGTCGTCTACTTCGAAATGCTCTCAAACGCTTTCCGTGAATACATGGATGGCAATAAAGAAGTGACGCACACGGTTGGATATAATGAAGTGCCATTCTTCAAACCAGCGACGGTTCTGCACTATGAGAAGACATGCTTCGAAAACTATCAGTGGGAGCACATCAACATTTATGGCTTTCCGTACAAGATGCGGTGCGAACGGGCTGAGGCAACGCATCTATGGTTGGAATGCGATCAGAAATACTATAGGTACGTGGAAGCACGGTTTGCCAACTTGGAGTATGAGAGCCGTGCAGGTGAATGGTATCCACTGGAAGAAGGTTTCTGGGGCTATCCGGAGGTGCTGACCACTGAGGACGGAGTTACCTGGAACAGGCTGGCCGAAAGAGAGAAGAACTTCGCAAACCGAGAAGAAGCTGAAGCTGATTGGAGTGCTTTCTGCGCAGATCCCGTTCCCGATTTCACGGAGTTCTGCAACGACATCTTTGGAGATGGCTAAGGAGATACACGATGAAGGATTATACGGAAGTGATGGCAGATATATCGGCAGCTGTTCAAGGGATTGAAACGCTCAAGAAGCATGCTTACAAAAGCTACTCTGCTCTTGTGGACGAAATCCTTGCCGACCGATTGACTGACGAAGCAACTATTGAGCGGATCATGGATGGTCTCTCTGACTTTGGTGACTATCCCGAGTTCCTGGAACTCTACAGGAAACTCTGCCGCCATGTCTACTATCACTTTCCCTCAATGGTTGGAGAACATGTAGCTTGGTTTCGGGCGTTGTTCATGACCAATGACGAGGACGCCAACGAATGAGCGAAGAGAAGAAGTTTGGCGGTCTGCCAGTCATCATCGCCCACTTTGACAAAGATGATAAGGAAATGAAGATCACCAGCGAGGAACACTATAATCTGGAGAACTTCCAATTGGCAGAGTGGCAAGTGAAGGCTTTTGCACGGGCCATACTCCCAAGCATCCGTGAATACTACAAAACACACGAGCTGCCAGAAAGAACGGACGGTGAATGATCAGTGGGTAAATGGTATACCTACATGCTGGAGGCAAAGTATAATGCCGAATGGGTAAACATCGACCACTGGTGCAGGAAGGCCGATGGTACTCTTCGGCATCAATACTTACTCGCCGTTTCAGAGCGAGATGCGTTCTCTTGTGATTACGATGAGCTTGCCAAGATTAAGTGCCGACTTCAATTCCATGAGTTGGCATCGACTACCAGGGAAATCATCCAAGCAGAAAACCCGTCGTTTAAGCCCGAGGTGTTTGACAGCTTTGACTTTTTCCATTGGGGTACGTTGGATGAATTGGAAAGGCTCCTCGATAAGAAAATTGAAGATCCTTGTGACTTTAGTATCAATCGGAGTGAACTGCAAGGCGCAGTATCGATTGCACAAGAAGAGCTGCTCCAGTTCCGTCGGTCCATCCCCTATGAAAAAGACAAGCCGTTGCCCATGCAACGTGATGTAACCACAAGAATTGTAATGATGGAGATTTAGCTGGTTTCAGTAGCTTTTCTGACTGACTTGTGGTATTTGTTCGTTTTGCAAAACACAGCTTTGCAGGAGGCAAATTGAATGAAGATCTCATATAACCGGCTTTGGAAATTACTCATCGACAGAAAAATGAGCAAGGCTGATCTGCGTAAGGCAGCAGGCATCGCTCCGAATACTCTCACTCGCCTACGCAGGGACGAAGAAGTACGCCTTACGGTATTACATAGGATCTGCCAGACCCTTGATGTCAATATCGGTGAAGTCATGGAGTTCCTCCCAGAGAGCGAGTAACACAAATGTACCAACAAGGGGGTGGACACCTTGATCTACGTCTTATCAGATATCCACGGTCAAAGCAGAAGATTTGAGTCTATTCTCAAACAGATTAATCTACAGCCCGAGGATACTCTGTACGTCTTGGGTGATGTGATAGACAGAAACCCGGATGGCATTCGGATCCTCCGAAGGATAATGAAAATGCCGAATGTGAAGATGCTCTTGGGTAACCACGAGTACATGATGCTCAAAACACTGTACTATCCAGTGCCGGAGAATGTGACATGGCCTGAAGATTATCTGCTTCGAGCGAAATACAACTGGTATGACAATGGTGGCGGGGTTACCCACGCTTATCTGAAAAGGATAAAGAAATCAATTCGACAAGAAGTGTTTGAGTACCTCAGCAAACTACCTGTCAATTACGAGATCACGGTTAATGATCAGAATTACATTTTGACTCATGCAGCACCGACGGAGCTCTATCCCAACTATGCGTATAAATACGATAGCGATCGAGAGTTCGCAGTCTGGATGAGGTTCAAATTTGACTTTCCCAAAGTAGAAGGCCGCACGGTTGTTTTTGGTCACACTACAACAAAACGCTATCAGATCTGCAATCCCATGCAAATCTGGCACGGCGATGGTTGGATCGGCATCGATTGTGGAAGCTCATATCCTGAGCAAGGAGATGTGTGGTCTGGCTATTTTGGCAGACTTGCATGTCTGCGACTTGATGATATGAAAGAGTTCTATTCCGAGGAACCCTTTGAGCCTGAAGAATAAGGAGGAGAACGAAATGAGCAATCGGATATATGCGCCAAGTATTAAGCACTACATCGATTGGCTTGGTCGCATCAGATACAGAGAATATGGCGACATGACAACCTACGATGAGCGCAGCTACGAATTGCTCGATGAGCTGTTCTCTCTGATCAAGAAGCTCGAACCAGTATACCCCAATGGCGCAAGAGAACTCTGGCTGTGTGCCGAGCGTGGCCCTATCGAAGCGTTTGGGGATTACGAGGAATACCTGGAAGAAGAGATGGTCTCCAACTACAATGAGTTTGTAGAGCTCTGGAAAGACTACTTCCCGGACGAGGTGTGCTGGTATAATTTCGGCGCGTTGGAAGATGAAGCCACTGGCTATCGAGCAATCTTCCTCGGCAACAAGCACATCCTGGAACAAGACAGGGAAAAAGAAAAAAGTGCTTTCGTGTATGAAATCACTGACTTGGTTGAATGGCTGATTGAATCGCTGAGAGAATGCCTTGCAGAATTAGAGGCAGGTACATACAATGCGCGAGTCGATCGAGAACTCCCCCCTCAGCATCGCACCGGCACAATCTCCCGAAAGGATTGGTGGGATGCGATCCCAGGCAGCCGAGAAGACTTCTTCGAAAACCTGTCCACAGAAGAAGTTCAAGAATTCGTGCAGTTGGTGGCCCAACAAGCCGAAGACATCGATGAGAAAATGTGCAGATGTGCAGAAATGACAGTGAATGACTTTCTGAATTGCTGCGCACTTGGATATGCGGCAAACCGTTACGAAGGTTGCGAACTGACTCCAAAAGAACAGTATCTCCGGCATGCTGATGGCAGAGATGAGGGTTTGCTCGAGGTGGATCCGGACTCTTGCGAGGCATTCATCGATTGGCTGCACAATCGTGAAAGGCACGGTGGTCATCCTTGGGAAATCTGTGCAGGAGGCAATTCCACTCACATCGATCTGTTCGTCTGGCATGATGAGAGCGGATTCCATATGGTTGTAGCAGGTTCTGCCTGGACCAGAACAGTTGAGGCCGTGAAGATATATCTGACACTCAAGCGAGCTGGCTGGCCGGTCTATATTCGAGAAGGAAGAATCCTTGCTGACAGGCTATTGGAGAAGGAACGGATTGGCATTGTACCTGAAGGTGTGTTTCCAGCCTACTGCCATTCCTACTTCCCCAACGAGGAAGTCATTGACTACAAAAATCTCCCCTACGAGAATCGTGCCGAGATTGCTTCAAAATGCACTTGGCACCCTCTAAGGGAAGTGAAGTTGAAATCCGCGCAATAACCAAGAGAGGTAAACCATGAATTACTATATCAGCGATCTGCACCTCTTCTGCAGGAGCCAGGTGGATAACGGTGGTGTCAATTACGACGGTCGTCCGTTCAAGAGCCTGGATGAGATGCATGAACATATCCTGCTCCGGTGGAACGAAAAAGTGACCAACGGCGACACAGTCTACATTCTCGGTGATGTGGCGATGCGTGGCAAGAACGATGCGCTGATCGCTCTTGTTGCACAACTCAAAGGTAAGAAAGTCCTTGTCAAGGGAAACCATGATGACCTCGGTGACTACCGGTATAAACAGCTCTTCTATGAAATCATCGATTATAAGGAACTGAGCGATAGCTATGAGGGAAAGACACATAAGGTTGTTCTAAGCCATTATCCAATCCTGATGTGGAATGGCCAGCATTCTGGTACCCTCCTCCTCTATGGTCATACGCACAATTCTGCAGAGGATACCTTCTTCCAGAGCTGTCTTAAAATTATGAATGGAAACGAAGAGCTGAAACTCCGTCGCCAAGGTGAAAAGGCGTTCCGCGCCATCAACGTGGGGTGCATGATGCCATATATGAATTACGAACCACGGACACTGAAAGAGATCCTCGGCGCTTTCGAAGAGGTGCAGACATGAGCTACGATTTGTACCTTGTGGATCCTGTAACCAAGGAAACCCTTGAGCTGGCCGAGCCACACTATCTGCGCGGCGGAACATATCAAATGGGAGGCACGACGGAGCTTTGGTTAAATGTGACCTACAACTACGGCTTTATCTTCCGAAAGGAAAATGTGCTGGGCAGCGAAGGAATCCAAGTACTGGAGAACAAGACCGGCGCCGAGAGCATTCCTCTGCTGGAAAAGGCAATCGCCAACCTTAGCGATGATATTCACCCAGATTATTGGGAACCGACAGAAGGAAACGCCAAACGAGCTCTATGCAAGCTCTTGGTACTGGCAAGGTTAAGGCCAGACGGCATCTGGATGATTGATTAGAGTATTACGAGAATAGAGGTGGTCATCTTGAAGCCTACTGCACAGGAAAAGTACAATTACCTTCAACCCTTGAGCAAAATGGAGCGCGTGGAGCAATCCGTAATCAGTGAAAAGCTGGACGAGTATATTGACCGGATTGATAAAGAAAACATAGGCTTTGTGATAACTGAGAACGGCATGGACAAGTATGTTCTCTGCCCATACTGGTGGTTTGAGAAAGACTTCGATGATGACCTTGGAAGTGTTATCACCAGTGCTATCCGCCAAGAAATAGCTGCCAGTTCAGATAATATGGAGGCTGTGCAACGCTTTATCCGCAATCACCACAGAGCTCTGGACGATAAGAGCCTTCGGGATGCTATTCAAGAATTGAGTTCATATATTGGCGTAACTGCTGAGCCGACGGAAGCGTGGATAGAAGTGTGTACGCTTCTCCAGACCGAGCTCAAGAAACGAGATTCTGAAAAAGGAGCAAAGGAAAGCTATGGATGAGGAAAACTGTGAAGTCGTTGAAATCCAGATTGATGAAGAACTGAGGCGCAAGGTGGAAGAGCTCATCATCCCCATGGGGCTGACAATGGAACGACTTCTGCAGTTGTTCTTCGAGTGGCTTGTTCATCCGGATACTACTGAGGAGGCTATTGCGTGGCTAATGAAAGCAAAAGTGGAGATCCAAGAGCAGTAATATCTAAGGAAACGTTCTGCAAGGTTATTCAGCTCATAAAGGAGCAAGAAGCGGTCAACGAAAAGGTTGAGAAGGCTTTAGACCTTGTCGGTGATGGTCACTACGTTTTCAGCGGTGGAGAGCAGTACTTCGAAGCGCTCAGGATGCTTCTAAAAGAAGCATCCCGTGATAAACACGACTACGTTGGCTGGTGGCTCTACGAAGCCACACCAGATTACAAAGTCTGGACGGAAGATGGAAATCGAGAGTGGTGTTTGAAAGAACTCGGCGATCTATATGATTTTATACAGGAAGAGTGCCAGGATTGAGAGGGAGCGCAATGAAGATAAGCTACAAACCACTTTGGAAGCTTCTCATTGATCGAGACATGAAAAAGAAAGATCTATGTGACGTGGCAGGCATTAGTCCTGCCTCTGTTACAAAAATGGGTAAAAGCGGCTCTGTGACAACCGAAACGCTTGAGAAGATTTGTACTGCGTTGAACTGCCAAGTGCAGGACATCATGGAAGTCATAAAAGAAAAGCCTGTGAAGGTGAGTGAGGAAGAACGCAGATGCTTTTGCTACATGAGAGTTGCAACCAAAGAGCAGATCGATATTGATTCCGATGAAGGGCAGCACGCAGGAAGTATGGCTATGCGGGTGAGATAACATGGAAGAGACACGGAAAGCAGTTCTTGGTGCACTTCTTGATATTCTACACGAGCAGAATTTGGTGGATAGTTACACCTACGATCGCGCCTGCAGTCTGTTGTGTTCGGCAACAACCATTCCTGAGTTTTTCTGTTGTCCTGTGCGGTGCCAGGGAAAGGAGGATAAAGGTGATGGATGTTCGCAAGATGCGTATTGAAATGCGGATGGGCAAATCCATCTTCGATCTACCCCTGCGGGTCACATTTTACGCTCGTGTCTCAACAGACAAGGACGAGCAGATAAATAGTTTGGACAATCAAGTCCAATACTACACGGAACTGATCCGGAGCAAGCCCAACTGGACATTCGTCCCCGGCTATATTGACGAAGGCATTTCAGGAACAAGCACAAAGAATCGGGATAGTTTCAAGAGGATGATTGCAGATGCGAAAGCAGGGTGCTTTGACTTCGTCATTACGAAAGAAATCTCCCGCTTTTCACGCTCTACGTTGGACAGCATCAAATATACGCAGGAGTTACTGGAGTATGATGTGGGTGTGCTGTTCCAGAACGACAGCATTAATACACTGGATCCGGACAGCGAACTTCGCTTAGTGATTATGGCCGGCGTTGCTCAGGATGAGGTGCGAAAACTGTCCGACCGCCTGAAGTTTGGCTTTCGGCAGGCCATCAAAAACGGTCATGTGCTTGGCAACGACAAGCTGTGGGGTTATGACAAAAAGAACTGCATCATGACCATCAAAGAAGATGAGGCCGAGGTTATCCGCACTATATTCGACCTTTATGCGAACAAAGGCCTAGGAGTAAGACGGATCTCCTTGGCCTTGTTTGATATGGGTTACACCAGTCGGATGGGTAACGAATTCAACGTAGCGACCATCCGTCACATCCTAACCAACCCGAAGTACAAAGGATGGTACTGCGGAAATAAAACGCAGACAATCGACTATAGGACAAAAAGGAAGATCCATCTGGACGAGAGTGAGTGGATCACATATCCCGATCCCACCATACCGGCGATAGTATCGGAAGAACTCTGGGACAGGGCCAATACCATATACAAGCAGAGAAGCAAGGAAATTTCCGAGCGTGCTCAAGGCGCAAGCTACCACAATCACTATGCATACAGCTCAAAGATCTTCTGCGAGGAACATGCAACGGCTTTCCACCGGCAAGTACTAAAGAGCGCCAAGGGAGAAAAAGAGGTCTGGCAGTGCAAAGTCTACCGCCAGCGAGGACGAAAGGCTTGTAGTGCACCACAACTTCGCACCGACGAACTGAACATAGTCATGAGTGAAATCTTCACCGAGGTCATGAAGGATAAGACGGTCATCATCGAATCGCTTATGACCGTCCTGCAGAATGTGCCTCGGGACGTGGATTACAGCAATGCCCGCCTACGCATAGAGGAAGAGATGAAACAGGTGAACGCCAAAAAAGACCGATTGCTGGAACTGAGCATGGCGGGGGCCTTGTCCGTGTCTGAATTCAAAACGCGCAACGACAGCTTCAATGAGATGGCGGCACAACTCCAGTGCCAGCTGGATACCATCGATACCGAGGAGCAAAAGGGTAAAACTTCCGCTCTGCAGATTGACAAGATCAGGGAGGCACTGGAAAAGACGCTTTCCTTCGAAGCTGGGGTCGATTCCAGATTGGTTGC